AAGCCGTCAGCTTAGGATGGCAGTGCAGCCTATTGTCAAATTTCGACAATTCTGTGATGTTAAGGACGCGGCACACCAAGGGTTAAACCGAGGTGATACATTCCATTGGAACGTGTATAGTGACGTTGCTACTCAAGGCACGACACTAACTGAGACCAATACTATTCCAGAAACTTCATTTACGATTTCTCAGGGAACCATGACCATCACCGAGGCGGGTAACTCCGTTCCGTGGACTGGTAAATTGGATGACCTCTCTGAGCAGCCGGTAGCTGAAGTGGTTAGGAAGGTATTGAAAACCGACGCAAAGAAGGCTTTTGATAATCTAGCGGCTACTCAGTTCGATGCTGCAAAGCTACGTGTTGTGCCGGCTGGGGGTAACTCCACCACGGCTCTAACGTTAACCACGAATGGTGTATGCGCGGTTAACAACAACATTGCTTTACAGAAAGAGCATGTTAAGCTAGTTGTAGATACTATGAAAGAACGTAATATTCCAGCCTACTCGGGCGACGATTACTACGCGATTGCATGGCCTTCAACTTGGAGGACGTTAAAGGATAATCTGGAAGACATCAAGCAGTATATTGATCAAGGCTTCCAAATGATTATGAATGGTGAGATTGGACGTTACGATGGTGTACGTTTTGTAGAGCAGACCCATAAAGCTAAGGCTTCTATTGGTACTGCAACTTCAGCGTGGACTAACGGCAAATCCGATTGGGCCGTTTTCTTTGGCGAAGACACAGTAGCTGAAGCAGTTGCTGTTCCTGAAGAGATTCGTGGGAAAATTCCTGGAGATTTCGGAAGGGACCGTGGCATTGCCTGGTATTATCTAGGTGGTTTCGGCATCGTTCACACACAAGCAGCCCAGTCACGCATAGTGATCTGGGACAGCGCGGCTTAAGGAGAATTATTATGAGTTATAGTAATCCGCAACCGTTCTGTATAAGCAATTATCATGATTTCGGTGCTGGTGGCGAAGCAATGACATTTCGTGGTCCTAAAGGAAAACAAGGGACTATTGTAGATATTAATGTTGATGCTATTGAGTTGTTTACCAACACAACCACTGAAGCCTTTATCAGACTTGGTTCTGCTGCTGCTGGTTACGAGTACGTTAATATGGGACTCGGAACTTTAGCTGATGGGGCCAATGCGCAGCTAACTGCTGTAGCGGCTGATTTAGTTGAGGCTGCTCTTCCGGCTGATACCGACATTCATCTTACATTGGTAGCCCCTACTGGCGGTACTCCCGGCGGTAAGGCTCACTACCATATTATGATTGATTGGTACTAGGAGGATATTATGGCAGATAAAAAGCACTCGGCTCAGGGTAAGGTTCCTGAGAATGGCATGTCTTTTTTGGAAAAGACTACTGAAGACACCAAGCAATTGGGGTTGGATAGTCATGGACCAAACCAGATGCCTATGGGTATTGTGAAGAAGAGCATTTCAACGCCGAAAGGTAAGTTCGAATTCGCATAATATAAATTGGAGACGGGGGGAGAAATCCCCCCTGATCCTTTGGAGAATACAATGGCTAAACAGGTCAAGCAAAAAAAGCTAAATAATATTTTAGATTTTATGGGTGGCGTATTGCCTGAACCACCAGCTGAAAGTTATGGTTTTACTGAGCCAAAACAAAAGGGATTTACAAGTGGCAGTCAGCTATTTCCTGCTGATGGCAGAGCCATGGAATATAGAAATGCTCAGCGAAGAACCAATAACGAGGTTAGAGTAAATGGCGGTATGGTAAATACAAAGATGAATTTCTTTGGATGGGCCGATTAATCTTATGTTTTAAAAAGCAACAATTAAGGGGTGGGGATAATTGAAAATACTTAGAGTACCTGAAAAGAGTCTTGATGATTTAACAATTGAAGATCTTGGAGGGGTAAGAAAAGAAAAAACTGTTTGTATAGTTAGGTATGGAGCCTTCGGGGATATACTGATTGCATCTTCTGTGTTTCCAATCTTTAAAGAGATGGGCTACAGAGTGTGTGTAAATGTATCTGAAAGAGGCTTGGACATACTAAAGAGCGATCCTAACGTTGATGAAATAATTGTTCAGCAAACAGATCAAATACCTAATACTAGGCTTACTGAGTATTGGGGGATAATGGAGAAGGGATTCGATAGGCTTATACAGTTATCAGAATCAATAGAGCAGACATTGTTATTGATGCCCTCTCATTTAATAAGAATGGAAGGGCAAGAGGTTAGGGTTCCAGCTAATCCTAACTATGAAAAAGATAAAGACTTTATACACAATATGTGTGATGTCAATTACTTAGAAAGAACTCACGAACTATGCGATGTTCCGTTTAAGTTCTCCCCTAAGTTCTTTCCTACCAGCTCTGAGAAAAAGTTTGCTAAAAACTTTAAAAGGAAATTAAAGACTAAACATCTTATACTGTGGGTATTGTCTGGGTCTTCTGTTCACAAGGTGTATCCTTGGGTTGATCCCATCATGGCTAAATTAACTTCTGAAAGGGATGACGTAACTATAGTTACTGTAGGTGATGAGGTTTGTCAGATGTTGGAGATTGGTTGGGAGAACGAGAGCAAAGTAATAACTAAATCAGGGAAGATGAGCATAAGAAAAACTCTATCTTTACTTGATGTTTGTGATGTTATTGTGGGTCCTGAGACTGGGGTTTTAAATGCAGCATCACTCATGGACATTCATAAGGTAATATTTTTATCTCATTCTTCTAGAGAGAATATGGTAAAACACTGGATAAATACTACTGCATTTGAGCCAGAAGACTGCCCATGTTTCCCTTGTCATAAGTTGCATTTTGGGTTTGAGACATGCAACAGAGATTTAAGAACTGGCGGTGCATTATGCGCTGCTAACATACATCCCGAAGGGGTTTATAACGATATTGTGAGGCATCTTGGATGAGCACTTATTTAGTATTGTGCCAGAATATGGCAAGAGACGTAGGTATACCTGGGAGCGGTCCGTCTAGCGTTACCTCAGCATCTCTTAGCGAAGAAGAGAATGCCGTTGTTAGGTACGTAAGGGCTGCTGATTTGGATATACAAAGCAGGTGGTTTGATTGGCAGTTCTTATGGAAAGAGGCAACAATTAATTCTGTATCAGGAACATCTACATTAGTATCTCCAACAGATCTAGCTAACTGGAATGTTGATAAAATTATTTGGGATAGAACAACAGATAACTTCCAAGAATTAGAGTACATGCAGTGGGGAGAATACTTTGACATGTATAAGATGGGTACTGTTGATAGCAGCACTCCAGAAGTTTTCTCTGTAAAGCCAGATAATGTTATCGATTTATATCCAACTCCAGATTCTGTAACAGCTGTATATGGGCAGTATTGGAAGGTTCCAACTGAGCTAACTACAGACTCTCAGGTTTCTGAGATACCACCAAGATTTCATAGAGTTATTACCTCTAGGGCGAAGATGTACTATGCAGAGAATGAAGATGCTCCAGAAATAATGACTGGGGCATTGGCTGAGTTTGAAGACTTGATAGATAAACTTGAAGCGGATCAGTTAGCTGGACAAAAGAATCGAAGAATGATTCAAACTCAAGACCTTCAAAACTTTACGGTTGTTCCTGAATGACAAAGCTTGTTAGAACTAACACTCCGGCAAGTAGACTTAAATCAACTTACTTTCCATTTGAAGGGGGAATAAATTTAGTTGATCCGGTAATGTCCTTGGACCCCGGAGAGCTTGTAGCTGCCGATAACTTTGAAGTAGATTTAAGGGGAAGATATCGCAGAATAGATGGGTACGAAAGATACGATGGACAGACTCTTCCATCAAAGATCGAGCCGTACTATAGGATACCTTATACAATAGGTAGCGTGACATACCCCACCTTCACCAGCGCCTATAGTACGGCTTTTTTTCGTAACGCCCCTTCTTCTGGTGATATGGTAAAGGGAGCGACAACAGGAGCAACAGGAACTGTACTTGTTGTAAGTGTAGAGGATGTAACTGGAGATGCTAATGCTGGGACTTTTCCCACAGATGATGCAGAAGGTTATGTATATTTTGTTGTGACAAGCGGGACTCTCCAAGACGGAGAGAAATTATATTTTTTAAACAAAGACAGCGCCTTTGGGGGCGACTTCGATGTGGAGTTTACATAAATGGGAACACCAACAGCACTAAGAAAAGAAAGATCAGTTTTAACTGGTACTAGCTTTGCAAACAATACAACTGGAGCTATCACTGCACAGATGCTTAGACAGTTTGTTGAGTCTGGAATGGGTGGCTATGCCTGTCTTGTCGCTAAAGCCGGAACACCAGCAAGTCAAGCTGTGGCGTCAGGCGCTACTGCTACAATAGATTGGAATAAGAACGGAGCTGGAGCAAACGCTACTGATGATACAGCAACAGTATCTGCTACAGTTGTTGGTACAGACTCCGATTTTGCTAATGATAGAATCCGAATATACGATAAGGGATTTTTCATGGTAAATTTTGGGACTAGCTTTGCTCAAACAGGAAGTGATACAGTCGTATGGACGTTCCGATTAGCTACTCAGAATACAGGCGGCAGTGTAGTATATCCAGGGTTTGATGCGGCAGTGCAAAGAACCACAGCTACTCTAGATAACATGGTGTCTATCAATGGTATAATTGACACCACTGGACATACAACTTATACAGACCTTCTAGCTCAAGTTAAGAATGGTCATGGCAGTAGCTCTCAGAACTTCCAAATGCACTATGGTCAAATGTCAGTATTAAGGGTTGGCTAATGGGTCTTTATGCGACCTCATTCGCTCACGGACCTCCAGAAGAAAGAGACTCATCAGTCGATGCTACAATCATTCCTGAGCTTAGGGAGCTTATAGAGGATCAAAGAAGCTTAATAGGAGTAGTTCCTGGCGAAGGAAACGTGCTTGGAGTATGGGTGTACGGTGGTAAAGTGTACGCTTTTAGAAACAAAGTAGGTAGCGCTTCAGCTGGAATGTACGTAGAAACATCAATTGGTTGGAGCGAGGTTGGGCTTGGTGTTGCTTTGAATTTTGATGGCACAACTACAAGCGGAGAGCCCGTCCCTGGTAATACCGGAACGCCTACCACAATAGAAGGTGGGACCAGTGGGGCGCAGGGAGATTTGATGGGCATTTCTTACCACGGTCTATGGGAGACTGGTTCCCAAGGGGTAATGGTTCTTACAAATGTTACAGGAACCTTTCAGGATAACGAAGATATTAAGATGCCTCTAATTCAGTTTGATACTGGATCAGTAGAAATAAAAGCTGGAGACTCAATAAAGGGAGTTACATCAAC